GCAGCCGCTGCCATTTGAGTCAACGGCTTCATCAACTGCTTGGTCTGCTCCTGAGTGGCCTTCACGGCTGGATCTTTGGACCTCACAAACGCCTGAGCCAGCAGCGAATAGGCTTCCTGAGATCCGGCCTTTGTTGCTCCGGCAAGTTCTTTGCCTTTGTTCTTGTCGCCGGTCATATCTGCAGTCGAACCGCCCTTTATAAACGAAGTGTTGAGCGGTGACGGTTTGCTGATATCTGTTTTTTGTGCCTCGGTCGCCATTGAAGCCGCCGCGCGGTTTGCCGCTCCGATTCTCAGAGCCTCGTCGATGTCCTTGAGAACGCTGTTCAATCGTTCGTTCTGCTTTGGTGGGACAAACGGCGTCATTCCCTTCGTCACGTCGTTGGCGAGTCCGCCAGCTTGCCTGCCGAGCCCTGCAGCCACGTTCCCGGCCTGCAAAGGATTGGCGAGCATCTCCATCGGTGCCATTGCGACGTTCTGAGCAATTCCCATGGCCTTGTCGGCGCTGGCTTTCAAGTTCTTGTACATGATCTCGGAATTGTCTTTGATCCACGAAAACGACGCCCGAGCGTATTCAATCATGGATTCAAAGACACCCCGCCAGATGTTGTCAAAGTTCCCGACAACCACGCCCGCAATGGTTCCAATGTCAATCAGATAATTCTGAGTGTCAGTGAACCACTTGAAGGCGAACCCCTTGGCAGTCGCAAAGGCAGTGCCCACGCTGTCCACGCTTGGGATCATTGCAGACGCCCAGTCCAACAACTTGTTGGCATAGGGCAACAGTTGATCCCCGATCGCAGTACCGAGCAACAGAACCTTATCAACGAACGTTGAAAACTTGCCTGCAGTCGTCTGACTCAGTTCCTGCATCATGCCGCCGAATTTTCCCGTCGGTCCAACCATTGCCGCCATGGCTTTCTGCATCTCAGGGAAACCAACTTTCCCGTCAGATACCAACTCTTTCACTTGGCTTTCTGCAACGCCGAACTGTTTCGCCAGCTCCGCAACGATCGGAATCCCTCGCCCCGTCAATTGGTTGATGTCTTCACCGAACAAACGGCCCTGCACCTGCGCCTTGCCATAGAGTTCTGACAGTTCACCGATCGGCGTGCTTGTTGCTGCTGCGATGTCTCCGATCATTCGCAATTCGTCAAATACGGTTTCTGAAGCGGATCCAAAAGAAATCAGTTTCTGAACAGCGTCCCCGATCTCGAGTTTCTGGAATGGAGTGTCAGCCGCGAAAGCGTCCATTTGGGACATGACTTTGTTTGCCGTCGTCGCGCTGCCGGTCAACACTTTCAGCTTGATCCCGAGCAATTCAGCGTCCGCTGCCAACTTGAGAGCCCCGGCCGCTGCGAAGACAAGCCCCGAAGCCGCCAGGCCTGCCAGTGTTGAACTCGCATTGGCGACCGATCGGGCCATGGACTGCAACCCGCTGATGATTCCGCTGCGAACAGCAACTGCAGCTCTGGCGCTCACCGCAACCGTCTTTTCCAGTGTGCTGTTCATGGCTTTGAGCGCCACGGTAGCCGTGCCGATCGGGTTGAGCATCGCCCGAATTGGCAGCGTCAACAGACTGATGGCCTTTGCTGCCGTCCTGCCGACGATCCCGAGCGATGCCAAAGCCGCGTTTGCCACTCTGGAAGCTGCCCCCAGTCCCATCAACGCGACAAAGACGGCCTTGACCTTTGGCGGAAGAAAGCTAAACAGCTTCGACAGGATCTTGAGTTGCAATTGGAACGCTTTGAAGGTGATGTAAAGCCGCACCGCGCCGCCGGCCAGTCCCATAAACGGCGAAATCAGAGACCACGCCGCTGATGCTGCGAGTTTCAAAGCAGAAAACACCAAACGGAACGGTGTTAGGATCAGATTCGCAGCCTTCAATGCCAGCGAACCAACCATCATGAACGCACTGCCGATCATGCGAAGCGGCATCAGCAGAACTCTGGCCCCATCGGCCGCCAAACCGAAAGCATAGGCCAGCGTCGTTGTGGTCTGTCGCAAGGCAACCGCACCGATCAGGGCAGACGTGAGTCCTTTGGAGAGAGCCGCCGTCGAAGCGACCATCATTCCACTGGTGCCAGTCGCGAGTTTGATGCTTCCGGAGAGAACACTGGCCCCAGATGCCGTCAGATCCAACGTTTGCTCGAGTGTGCGGAGATTCTTATCGATCTCGATCGTTGCTTCCTGCAGATCGTTCATCGAATCCGCGGTATCAACGAGGCTGTTTTCCAGCCCCGGGCCCATTCGCAGTGAATTGAGGTTGCTCACTGCATTGACGGTTTTGCTGGCTGTCTGCGTTAAGTGATTGAGGGCAATCTGGCTCTTGGCGATTCCGCCCTCAAACGCCTTTGTGTTGGCGCTGAGTCGAACTACGAGATCACCAATGGTTGCCATTATTGCTTCACTCCCGCCATTGCCATCAACGCCCCAATCTGTGCTGCCGTCGCTGGCTTTTCTTCCACTTCATCCGGACGCCAATTCACACCGTGAATGATGCACGCTTTCTTGATGTCATTCGGCGTCTTCGGTTCATCCTTCGTTGACAACATTGCAGCCCCGAGAACCGCCAGTAGTTCCACAATCCCGGTATTTCCAATCGGGCTGATTGCATCCTTGGCCACCCAGACATCAAGATCACCTGGCGACATTGATTCCAAGAGTTTGTCGACCGACGGAACGCCCCAAATCTCTGCGAGTTCGCAGGCAATCAGGTAGCGTCTGTCGGTCCTGATTTTTTTTCCGCTTCGTCCTTGTCATTGTCACCGTTCACGCGCTGACAAGCAGAGAAAATTCGGTCGATGATGAACACACTCTGAAGCCCCAGCGCCGCGACGTCTTCCGGTGCGAAAAGTCTGTTTCCGCTGTCGTCAATGCAGCAAGCAACAAGCATTCGCTCGCGCATCTGTCGTTGACGGGCCACGTCATGTTCGCCTTTCTTGATGAACTGCATGTCGAACGCGCCTTTTTCTTTCGCGTTCATGCCTTTGACGGTAACGGAAACGCCTTCACCGAGTTCTGGAAGCGGCACAACTTCCGTCGGTGTCTCGAGTGGTTTCAACAGCAGTTCGCGGACATTCAGTGACATCTGATTCCTTTTCAACCAGTTCAAACGTTTTACTCAAAAGTTCCTGAGAGCCTTCGCCAGATACGAAGAACTCACACTTGATGAGCGGGGCCGAATCGTGGGCAACATGGATTGACATGCTTCGTGTCGTCTCAGGGATTTGCGGAATTAGTTTCCTTAACTCATGAAACAACTCTCTTGACGTCCCCCTGAGTGCCATAACAATCAATCCTCGTGGTCGTCATCCCCAGCGATTTCGGCCACCATGGCCGCGTCTTTTTCTTCGGCTACACGTTCAGCCAGCTGGGTCATCAACATCGGATGGCCCGATTGCTTCGCTGCCTCTACTCGCTCCGGAGTAAACAGCTTCGAGCACTCATCATCAGCAGGTTCTGCGAGTCCGCAGCCAACCAACTTGTAAACCTCCGGGCCTTCCAGAATCAGCCCCACTTCACGAATCCGCTTCTTGACAGGCTGACCATTCACGACAGCATCGCGAAGAATGAACGTGCCTTCCGGGGCACGTGAACTGGCTTCGTGTTCGTATGTAACTTTGACTTTCAAGGGATCACCTCAAATTAGGTAGGCCATGTTGGTTGACCGTTCAGGGTGAAGCCCACATTGGCCTTCACACCTTCATCTTTCGCGATTGTCTGGCCGACCTCGATACCTGCGATCTTGTACGGCATTTCAGTTGCGCCGGTGTCGGCGTAGATGATTTTGCCGTCCAGCTGATTCGCTTCCACGATCGTCGGCGTAGTGATCTCGTCAGTAATCGCCTGGTGACCTGCATTTGCTGGCAACCAGAAGAGTTCTGCGGAGATATCTGGCGGTGTACTGAACCCGTTGGCGAGACGTTTTTCGCCGCTCGCTGACTGGCTCAAGGTCGTTCCGTCATAGGTGAGCGACTTCGCCCCGGACACTTCGATTGAGATAACTTCAGCGATTGCCGCCAGAGAACCCGCAACGTCCATCTGAAGAACTGTGCCCTTTGATACTGTTGGCATGACTAACCCTTTCGAATTTCTATTCTTTTAGATGGCTGGTTCTCAGCCGATGAACTCATCTGACTTGCGATGTGTTCGAGAATTAGTTTCGAGTCCTCTCGATAGACTCTTTCGACTCGCTTTCGCGTGTCTGTTCCTGATGTTTCGTATCGCGAGTTTGCCGGAAAAATCACCCCGGCCACTGCTTTCAGTTCACCCTTGCGATGAATCGACGTCGTGTAACGTCGCGTCTTTGTTCTGGTTGATGGAGTACGTGATCGGAGAACCTTTTCAAACAACCTGGCACCAGAGCCGACGGCCTCCGAAGTGGACGCCAGCATTTGTTGCATCATGTCAGTGAGAAGAGTTTCCGCGTTAATCGGTTCGCTCCTGCCACGTTGTCTGCTCACCGCTTAAGTCGTACAAATTGGTATACTTGCGATTCGTAGAATTGTCTTTCCGGCGAATCATGAACTTGATCATTCCGAATTCGTCAGTTGACTGGTCGTACAAGTGCCAAATAGCGTTTCTTATAGTCGCCTCGCGGACCAAACCGTCTTTCAACCGAAGCCGGTTTAAATCAACTGTTGCCACTGATAATGTCCCGACCGTATCGACCGCTCCTTCGGCTGACTCAACAGCGCCTGGGATGTCGACAATTGCCTTTAGCGTCACATCTCCATCAAGATGGAGTTTGATAGTCTCGGCAAAGTGATCAGTATTCATGAACACCGTCGAAACGTGTTCACGCATTAACTGGTTGAGGCTCAACTGATTGCTCCGCTGGTTCGTCAACTTCCACTTCGTCGCTAATCACTCGCGGCCTGGCTTTTTCGTCGAACTCGATCGGCTGCAACGCAACGCCAATATCTGACCGCAACGCCTCGACTTCAGCCGCAGTTAGCTCCACTGGAACGCCTGGGGTAAACTCGATCTGCTTTTTGGTTTCCTTGCCTTTTTTCCCGACGGTAATCGTCCGGCGGAAATTGGCAGGCCACGTTTTTTTCAACATCACAAAAGGCATGTGAATCGCTTTCAAAAGTGAGGCCACCGCCGAAGCGATGACCTCACATGCAGGAGGAATCGATTAAGTGAATGTGGTTAAGACGGCCTTCCACCAAGCCAGATAACCGAGGTTGTAACGCGCGTCGGTCATCATCTTCAGAACCTTGTATTCAGGGTCATCAGCACCCTTCCACGTTGGCGTCTGAATCGGCTTGCGTTTCTGAAACACGAATGGCTTCAGGGCTCCGCCGAGATTGAACGTATAGAACTTTGTGGCGTCTGTCAGGATCGGGCTGACGATGATGCGAGGCCGATCGATTACCACGTTTGTGGCCCCGTTGCTGTTCAAGGCTGCGTACAGACCTTCGTAGGCAACAAGCTCAAGTTCTGGTGGAACGATTACCAGCAGGCTCGCCATGCTGGTAGATACCGGACGATTGAGCTTTTTGCCCTGATCGTTGGTGTATTTGAGCATTGCCGTGCGAGCCTGATGGAACGCACCGCGAAACTCTGCAGCTGTTGGCGTCGTGCCGCTGGCTGCGGCGTATGTCAGATCATTGTCCTGAGTTCCGGAGTCTCCCCAGCTGTGGTCAGTGTCAAAGAAATACTGACCATCGAAACAAGCTGTGGTTTCGCCAGCAACCAACACTTCAAACAGCAGGTCATCCGGGTGCAACGCTGCTTCGTTTCCAAAGTCAGCCATCACAGTAGACATCAGGCCCAGACGATCATCGTCAATGTCGTCTTTTTCAAACTCAACTGAGTTTTCCCACTTGCGGTTGCTGATTGTGAAGTCGGCCGCACGCAACTTTTTGAACTGGCGATCACTCAGCCATTCCTTGACGCCAGGCATTGACCCGAGCATCCCGTATTTCTCGTCTGCCCCGTTGCTCTGCACTTCCGCACAGAGTGTTGGGTAAAACGGGGTCGCGGCCATCACCGCTTCCCGGAACTTTTGGGTAAGGTCTCGCTGAGTCGAGATATACTTTGCAGTGTTCAGAGCCATGGAGCTTTCCTTTCGAAAGCTCCGCCGTGGTTCACGATGAAAGAATCAACTCTGCCGAGGGAGGTAAGTGGGGGCTGGTAGCTATCCAGCGGTCCCACCTCCCACGACGGAGACACAAATTAGGCTTCTGCGGTCCATGTTCCGGTATACCCGAACACAGACCACGTTCCGGCAAGAGCGCACTCGAGTACAACCGTTTCACCGGCTGCATTCGCTGTCAGGTATTTACCAGCCGCTCCGGGCACCCCGGTTGACGGCAGGCTGATTGTTTCACTTCCGTTCGGATCAATTCGCAGTTCCTGAGCTGCTCCGACATGGAACCGATATTTCAGCCCAGCAACTGCCGCTGGCATTGCAAACACAACGGTTCCTGACGCCCCGGTTGTCGAAAACGTTCGACCGCTGTCTGCCGCCGTTACCGTGTAGTCTGCAGTCTTTGTCTGAACAGTTGACGCTGGGCCTGTCCCGTCAGGGTCAATGTCGACAAGAATCTTTGTCGAGGACACATAGCCCTCGCATCGCCCGATGTACACAGCCGACGCAGATGGTGCTGTCGTCACCGTGTAGTTGTCTGTCGCGTAAACCGGAAGACCGACAGACGCTTGGCTGAATCCAGTTCCGACAAGCTCAAAAACACCGTCCGCGTAGACTTCACCCTGTAGATCCCCAGCCGATCCGCTGGAGTTGTCCTTGTATGCTAGTGCGATTCCTGCGAATCGATTAGCGCCTGTGGCGGTATCATCATCGAGATACCCCGTTACGGTGATGAAGTTGAGCGTGCCCTCGTAAATCGTGGTTGATGCCGCGATTGGGTACGACTTGCGGCTACCTTCCTGCCGCTTTGTGAGTTGGTTGGCAGTTACTGCCATGGTTGAAGCTCCTCAAAAACTGACTATGAAAAATCGCCCTTGCGGAGCGTGTTACTTCTTCGTGATGAACTCTTCGAGCCCGTCTTCAGCACGGCGGAGAGACACGTACTGGTCTTCCGTCATGCTGTATTTGCCTTCCTTGAACTCCGCGCGGTACTTCGCGTTTTCGTCAGGCTTTGCTGTTTCGCCAGTGTTGGCATCTTCGCCGACTGGTGAGTTTGATTTGCAGAGAACATCGAACAGCGATTTCTGCACATCTGCAACTGTCATCGTCGGAGACTCGCAGAACTTCGCCGCCATCTCTGGCTTTCCAGCCTGTTTGCACAGAGCGTGAATCTCTGTGATTCGATTTCGCTCGGCTGCAACTGCCTGCGCCTTGATTGCTTCAACGTCGACCGTCTCAGCCTTTGGCTCTGGTGTCTTTTCTGACATCTTCTCTGGTTCCTTTTTGTCTGGGACGGCAACAAGTGCCTTCATTTGTGACTGCGCCCACGATGGAGCCTTGTCGAACTTGCTCACGTCATAGTGTGCCGTGATTTGTTTGTTGGCCGCGATATTCGTGATGAACCCTGCGGCCTTTGCTTCCTCTGCCGTGTACCACGTTTCGGCACTCATTGCGGCCCGAACGTCTTCCTCTTTCATCTTCGTTCGCGACACGTACGTCAAAACAGCCTGTGTCGTCAGCTTCTCAAGCAGAGACGCCTGTGAAAGAAGGTCTTCCGCTGTTCCTTCAGCGTATGTTCGTGGCTCGTGAATCATGAACATGGCGTTTTGTGCCATGTTGATTGTGTCGCCAGCCATCGCAACAATTGTTGCCATCGACGCAGCGAGCCCGTCAATGTGAACGTTTATCTTTGCTGAATGATTCTTTAGCCCGTTGTAGATCGCCATCCCCTGCCAAACACTGCCGCCGGGGGAGTTGATACGAACGTCGATTTCTTCTGCCGAGCCGATTGCAGCAAGGGATTCGGCCACGCTCTTTGCGGTGACACCATCGAAAAAAAATGATTCTCCGATGACGTCATAGATCATGATTTCGGCTTTTTTGCCGTTGGCAATCATGCGAACCGAATTGAGCCCATTTGGTTTTGTCATGCTGCCACCTGTTCTAATTGCTGTGCCGTCTGCTCTGCTGTTTGCAGTTGTGCATCCGCTTCAGCGTTTGCGTTCGGCCTGATGTTGCCCTGGCGTTCCATCTCTCGTTCAATGATCCGCTGAGCAATGACTTCTTCGAGGTCCATCTGATCTTCTGCCAGCTCATTCGCCAGCGTCGACAGATTACCATCAACCGCCATCAGCCGAGCTTTTGTTTCCTCGGCTGGATTGATTGCATATGACCAGCGTGGACCGGCCCAAACATGGCGATTGAAGACGTGCCGATTGTCGCGATACAAGCGGGCGTCGATGTCTACCGCTCCGACAATGACTGCCTCCTCAACCATGCGATGCCAAAACGGCCGCAGCATTGATTCAATAATCAGCTTCTGCCGGACCTTCGTAGAAATCTTCGCGCCGTTAAGAATGATTCGACCGCCAGCGAATGAAACGCCACGCCAGTCTTTCATCAGCATTTCATAAGGCCAGTTGAGCGCCGCTGAAATCGTTCGATTGTTATACTCTTGCAGCGTCCCGACTGAATTGGCCTTGTTTGGTGAGGAAAACGTCACTTCCTCATCCATCCCGATGTAATTTATTGAGCCAGGGCGGACGTCCTGAATGCGTCTTGATACATCCGTTGACGTTGCAGCACCCATGGCTTTCGACAATGGGTTCGATTTGCTCTTGATGAAACCGGCAAAACAGGCTTCCACCTGTGCCCCAATGATTCCAGCTTCGGTCAAATCCTTGCCGTCTTTCGCTCGATTCAAAGCCCGAGTCATCCACGGCAATCCTCGAGACTGACCGGGGAACCATTCAACGAAGATGTGCTGAACTCGCCAGGCTGGAATCAGCTTGTAGGAGAGGCTGAATTCCTTATTGTCGTTCGGGTGGTTGTCTCGGACGTAATAACCGAGGATTTCTTTGTTCTTGCCGTACTTGATACCCATCCGGACGGACGGATCATTGATGAATTCCGGCGGTGTCTCGACACGATCCGCATCGATAACTTCCACGCAAAGCGGAATCGGTGCGTCGGACGTTGCAGTATCGCTGAAAATGTTGAACGCTTCGCCGTCCGCATCGACAGTGCGACAAGCCAAACTGATTTTCTGCCAGAGAGACTTTTTGCGGCTTCGGCAGGCTGTTGGCTCGACCTGCTCGTAGACGTCTTCCAGTTGTTCGTTCAGTGCTTTTGCCTGCTCAGCAGTGACAACCCCCGCTTTCGCCTTGATCTTCGCCTGAACCGTGAACCCAGTGCCAACAACGTGCTCAACCCGACTGTCAATCGCACCGCCGACGAAGTCGTTCCGGTACAATTCACGGCTTCGAAGTCGAGTCGTTTCCAGATCTTCTTCAAGGAAAGCGTCGGCCGACAGTCGCGAACCAAGCCATTTACCCTCGCGGGTGCGGTCGTTTTCCGCAGATTCCAACGCGCGGGCAAAGTAGCGTTCTGATTGCTCAAACTGTTTTCGTGTGGCAATTCTGCGAGCGCCCCAGACTGGAGCGACTGCGAACACGGCCCGATCGATGAAAGAGGCAAGGCTCATCGTCGCACCAACCTTGCATAGTTGGTGACAAGTCCGTTCGATTCGGCAGAAATCCGGCCTTCAAGCCAGTCGATTGTGTCACGCATCGACGGCAGATTTGCTGCTGTATATGTCCGGCCGCTGATCTGATAGCTTTGGCCAGTTGCCGCAATCAACGCAACGCCTTCACGGAACAGAGCGAGAAGCTCCGCATCGGAATAGCTGTTTGCAGTTGTGACTTTTGTGACCATGCCCGCACGATACGGAGTGCAGGTGATGAATTGGAATGCTGATAGAGCGTGTTCGTCCTATGGTGTATGACACCCGTCATTTTCAACCACGACCCATTTGCTGTTGGGCGGGATAAAACCGCATTTCTTGCACTTCAAATATCGCGTTCGCCATCCCCTGCCATCACGATCTTTTCGCGGCTTTGATGTGCCTATCCCAATCGGATGACTGCAGTGTGGGCACGGCTTCTGATACATGTTGTTTGGTGTTTCGCCGTCTGCCAAACACTTCAGTGATAATGCAGTCAATTCGATCTCCTGCGAATCCATCCACCTGACGTTCCCTCACTTGAAGGAGAACGAACAAAAGACGCTGATTGACGTTCTTGCACAATCGGTGCTGGCGTCGTGTCCGGAACGCCGCCTGACTCCACAATCAGTTGACCCAACGCAAGCCCGTAGCGGATCCCGTCGCGCCAGTCGTTTGGAATTCCGTCGTCTTTCTTTACCCACAACAGTTTCGCGTTGCCGCGGTTGTCGAACTTGTCCGCCAACGTCGCGTTACAAATCTCGGTCAGAAATTCGATGTCTCTGCAGGCATCAACGCACAGCGTCAAAGAGTTCGGCTCACCCGGCAAACGCTCATCAAGCCGGGCTTGTAGATCGGTTTCCCAGTAGTCTGTATTCACACCGAAAAGTAACTGGCCTTCGTGGTCGCCGCGTTCGATTTCTCCAAGCCGATACGGCTTGCCGCCCATGTCGCCCTCGCCTTTGCAGGCCAGAATCGACGTCTTATTGTTGCAAAAGTCGTAAGTGCCTTTGGTGTCCCAGCCTGAGTCTGCTGCCGAAAGAATCGCGGTCATTGCCGTGCCGCCATCCAGCCGACGATACTGACGACGAACAACAGGCTCCCAAATGGCGTCCAAACTTGCCCCAGAACCGTAATCGATCAGCCAGCATCGTGACTCTTCGCCATGGCCCAGGACGATCCATTTCACAAAACCGCCGTCAGCAGCCTGCCGGTCAATTGTGCATGTCAGGAACTTCACACCGACCGGAACGATTGCACGATCAACGGTGCCGGCCAATCGCTCCCCGATCTTTTCAGGAGTGCTCTTGGACTTCTTAGCCTCCCACGTCTCGCCCTTGTCTTCATTGATCCACTGTTGAAGGTCTTTTGGCTTTTTGCACTTGCTGAGGAAGTCGTCAACGATGTCGCCCCATCCGTGGAACAGGGCATAGAACACGCTGATCTGGCATCCGTAATCTGAGCCCCAGTTGACCGGCTTGCCTCGCAGCCAGCTGTGATCGTCTGGAGCCGTCTGCCTGGCGTCCATTGCCTTTTCATGGTCGACTTCGCATCCTTGTGGCACCCAAACACCGCGGTTCATCATCCACGGACGGTGAATATCATCGATGCGGCCTTCGCAGTGCAGGCAAACGTAATGTGCCGTGCGTCGGGCAAGTCCTCTGTCGGTCTGTCCGCTTGGCAACTTCTCGTAATGAATCATCCCTGGCTTGGTTCCATCGCCGAATTCGATCGGCTGAAACTTGAAACAATGTGGGCAAGGAACCTGATAGCGGTGATTCGTGGACTGCAGTCGCCCGGCTTCGATAGCACTTCGGCCCTTGATGCTTGGCGTTGATTCAAGAATGAACTTCCTGTCAGGGAATTCCGCCCCGCGCTTGCGAAAACGCTGGATTGGATCCCCTTCGGTGGATGTGTTTTCCACAAACCATTTGTCGATTTCGTTGCCGACTCCGACACGGATCGACTTGTCAGCGAGTCGCGATTTGCCTCGAGGCCAGGCACCGTGACAGACTGACCGCTTCAGCCTGATCTGCGTTTTGCTCTGCCGAATCGCTTTCGGTGCCTGATCTCGCAACCGCGGGCAGTGTTCGATCATCTTCCAGAATCGGCCGAAAACACCTTTGCAGTTCGTTTCGTCTGGGGTGGCGAACATCGTTTCTTCTGGCCGCTGGTCCATTGACCGCTGGAGCATGGCAAGCGTGAAGTTCGTCTTAAACATTCGGGCCGCCCACTGAAGCCAGATTGTGCGGAACTGAATTGAGTCGTACGCCCAGCATGGACCCTGTGGAGCTGTCACCCACGGCGACTGCTGCTCTGAGAATGCTTCTCCGGTGTGGCTGTAGAAGTACATGCGGATCCAGTCGGCTGCGGATTCGTTGATCCGTGGCCTGACTGATTCCGCCATGATGTCTAAAAGCCAGCTCATCGCCTTCCTTTGATGTCGTCGCTCAGTTCTTTCAGTGCAATTCTGATTGTGTCCTCGACCGCCTCTTTGATTGGAGCCTTGATCTCCGCTGGGCAAATGTTCGCCACCTTGAGCCCAAGAGAATTCAACCTGTTGACCAGTCGCGAAAATCCAATTGCTATGTCACGTTCGACTTCGTCTTTGCGGATCAGCCGCCCCTGAGCTAGATCATTCTTCAGCTGGCGAGTTCTGGCGTTCTCCCAGCGTTCCGCCATTTCCGCCCGCTTCAGTTCGATCCCGATTTCCGATATGTCAGCATCTTCCGCAACCGCCTTTATGTTTTCGGATCGCCACTTTTGAACTGCTTCAACAGAATTACGAGGGCAACCACGGGCAAAGTATTTTTTCAACGTCGTGTCGGACACGCCGACACCTTCCACAAGCTGATTGATAGTCGGATTTCGTGTTTTGACCTTGCGTTTTGCTGGCTTCCTTTTGCTCTTAGGCTTTGCCTGTTGCATTCGTTCTACTCAGGAAGGAAGGAACCCCCCAGAAATTTTTGTTATTCGCGAAACCATCGCGGAGATTGACC